TCAAACCTTGAATCCATTTGTCTATAAATTTCATCAATTTGATTTTGGTAATCTAATTCTACACTACTTATCTGTTTCTGATAATCTTTGCCTATTTCATCCATAGCTAGATAAGCATTATCTACAGATTGTATGACATCTTTAACTTTGACTTTCACCTTAAACACTCCTATCGAAGCGTATCCTACTAAGAATACACCTACTGTGGATAGGACACCTAACATAAATTCTAAATTTTCCATATATTGTTCTTTTTAAATGTTAAAGAACTTTTCCCTTTAATATTGGTTACCAATATAAAAAAAAGCTTGGCCGAAGCCAAGCAATTTATAAAGAAAAGAGAAAATATTTTTAGAAATTTAAAATACAATAATCTGGTTGTACTGTTAATTGTAATTCTACAGCAGCACTTTCATTATCCCAGTTATAATCACCGAAGGTAGCTTCTGTAATCATAGCTCCTTTAATGATCCATTCTGATACAACATCACCTACAGGTCCTAATACGTTCATAGTTAAATCTTTCTTATAGAAATCACTATAACCATCTCTACCTGTTACTGATTCATGATGTAATCTAACCCACTCCATACATGCTTGAGCACCTGAAGGTGTAATTGGGTCAAATAACGTCATTTGAATTGTATTCCAAAGTGTTTTACCTTTAACGTATCTTGCAACGTTAATATGGTTTAATTGAACTGTACCTTGAGTTAATGAAACAGCTCCCATACCTTTTATTTGATATGAAGGGATTCCATCTACATACAATATAAACCTGTTTTGTTGTTTTGGTTCAAATGCTGTATAAAATATTTCGTTCGGGTCTAATACTGCCATTGTTATATATTTTTATTATAAATATTCTATTCTTTTGTTTTTATTCAGGAAATGTTGCTCCTGTTGGTAATACGTTGAAATCTAAAATTACATATTCTGCTGTTTTAGTTGGTTGTAAGTAAATCTGTCCTACTAACTCATTTCTATCTATTACATCTGGTGTGTTGTTTGTAGAATCCATTACTACTTTAAAGGCATACAATCCTTGTCTTTGTTGTACTGATTCTAAGTATGGGTTTACATTTGCTAAGAAGTTATTTCTAGTTGCATTTGTATTTTGTTCAAATACTAAGTTATCTGATACTTGGGTTATATATGCTTTAAGGGCAATCAATAATCTACGTACATTTACTCTATCTAAAGCACTTGCTCTTTTCTGTAATGTTTTCTGTCCAAATACTACAACTCCACTTCCTGGGAATGTAGCTATTGGATTAACATTTGCTTCATATAAAGTATCTCTGTTACCTGATGTTAATTTTCTTTCTGCTCTTACTACACTTCCTAAAGCTCCTCTAATTAAACCTGCTGGTGCGAACCATGGGTCTGAAGAGGCATCTGTGAAAGCATAAACTGCTGGAATAAATGTTGAGGCTGGTGCCCAAACTGTTTGTCCAGTTGACGCATCTACCGTTTGTAACCACGGCCAATATGTTGCTGCATATGAGCTATCAAAAGCACTTGCTTGCGTTGTAACTACGTTAATTGACGAGTTATACGCTGCTACATCAATCACTGCTATACAATCTGTTCTACCTTGTGCTAATGTTACTAACTTAGTTGCTATAGAACCATGTAGTTGTGAATTAATACCTGGGGCTGTAACTACATTGAATTGGTAATCATCAGAATTACTTAACAAGTTAAGTGATTGTGTGTAATCATTAGTAGATAATCCTTGGATATTACCTGCTGTTATAAATTCATTAAACTTAACAGGTGAATTGGTAGCTGTTACATCATTACCTGTAGCATTGCTAAATGATCCTGATCCTCCATTTGCTACATTGTTTGGTAAGCTTGAAGTAAATGCCGCTTTTGCTGTTCCGTTATTATCAAAATATTGTGGTGTTGGTTTATTAACACTTTCTACATAGATATAAGCACTCCTTTGTGGGTAATTACCTAATGTTTTAACATAATAATCAGTTCCATCTTGAGCTACCTGATAGTAAGTATCACCAATTGCATTTGCAATATAGTTTGGTGCAGTAGGGTCTAAGGATAGATTATTATAAGTTTCTAATACTGTTTTTGAGGTTGATGTATCATTTCCTCTTCTAACTAATAATGAAAATTGACCTGAAGCTGTGTTTACTGAGGCAATTTCCCATCTAATGTTATCATTAGTTCCATTATCTAAAGTTCCGTTAGCACCGTCTACCACTTGGTAGTTGTTCATATTTGCTCCTTCAGAAATAGTTTTTATTGTAAAAGAAGGATCCCACTGTAAGTCTGAGTCTTGTAGTGTGTATGTTAAATTTGTTCCCAATGGTTCAGTTGCTCCTAAAGATTCAGATGGGAAGGAAATTGTATCTCCTACATTATAATTTTCTCCAACAGTTGTAATTGTAATTGAATCAACTACTGAAACTGTAGCAGTTGCTCCATCTTGTGCTGCGATTGTAATCGAAGCTATTGCTCCTGTACCACTACCTCCTGTAGCTGAAACATTATTTACTACACCACCATTTGAACCTGAAATATTAGGTGCGGGAGCGGCAATTGATGTTAGTAGGGCATCTACTCCAGTAACTAGTTTACCACCATCTTTAGAATTACTTGGGATGGAAGAAGTTGCAGAAGTATAGCTTCCTGAAACTACACGAGTCATTAGTAATGATTCACCACCTTGTGCGAAGTAATTTCTAACGGATAATGAATTTAAGTAAGTATAAAATTGGGATCCACTTTCTACTGTACTTCCGAATATTGCTTCATATTGTGAAAAAGTAGAAACTGCTGTTGGAATTCCAACTGGTCCTTTAGTAGCGGGTCCAATAATAGCTGCACCATAAGTAACAGGTCTAGCACCAATAAAAGATTGGTCATTTTCCCTTGCTAAGACACCTGGAGATAATAGAGTTTGCTCTGCCATTGTTTATTAATTTATTAGTATTGTTTTATTATAAATATTAGAAGATGTTTCGAAATATTAAGCTATTGGAGTAAATTCACCCTTTTCTAGGTCTATATTACCTTCACCATATTTTTCTTGAAGTTGATTACCTGTATCTAATTGGTCTTTTTGTAACTTCTCAAATTCTTCTAATAATGATTTTTTATTTTTTTTTAAAGATTCTATTCTTAATTCTATTGTACCTAAACCCCCTACTATTTCATTGTTTTTAACTTGGTAGTCTTGAAGGGTTTGAATTTCTTCTTTTGATAACTTTTTAATGCTCATAATTATTTTTTTATTTAATTATAAATATATATAAGTTAATTCAAAATTACGTTCTTTTCCTTCCATCTTCAGTTGGATTAGAAACTATTTGAAAACCATTTATGTCTGATACTGTTTCAGTATTAATTGAAATTTTTGCTTTTGAGTTATATACCTTAGTTGCATTTAATTCTTTTTGTATTGTATCGGGTAATATATATCCTCTTAGTCTAATATTAAAAGTACCAGTAACTAATCTATCTTTACCTTGAGTTAATTCAGTTGCAGTAGTGAAGGTATCTATAAAGGCTCTAAATTGAAACCTTTCAGGCATTCCCCAGTAAGCATCCGAAGCATATTCACACGACTCTATTATTTTGTTTAGTTGCTCCATGTAGTATGTCTGGATTATACAACTATATTCCATTGTAACATAGTCTGGTTGGGCTACAACATGAAACTTTTCAATAGGTTTTCTATTATTTAATGTAGCAAAATTACTATAAAAGTTTTTTGAACTATATTGTTTGGACCACTTACCATATAAATTAGGACCATTAGCATCTAGTTTATTTGCTACTGTTCTATCTTTAGATATTGAATCTCTTTTAATTACTATAATAGGTAGCATAATAGCACCCTTTTTATCTCTATAGTACCCATCACGTTGGAATGATTTCCATCTTTCAGGAGCACCATATATTACAGGCACCTCTCTACGTTGACCATTTTGATACACAAAAGGTTGAATTTTGTTTTGGAAATAGTAAAAAATCGCTTCATCAATATCTTTTAAACCAATAGAATACTGTTTAGATGATTCTCCTTTAAGGCTCATATTGTTAGACCTATTAAAATCTATTCCAGTCTCAGTATAATTAGGATTAGGTGGAGAAATGGAATTATTTGGATTACCAGTTTCTCCTCTTCCTTCGATACCCTCAAATGCACTATGTTTTGAATTACTTAGTGTTAATTGAGATTTTGGTATGGGTTTTCTAGGTTTTGACATTACATTCTTTCTATATAAGGTGAAATCGCAACTTTATCAGCTGGGATATAATAAGTGGAGCATAGTATTGATACACTATTACCGTATAATTCTAATCCAGGGTTTAATGGGTTTGGTACTCCATCTGAGTCATTATTAGGGTAAGATGGATTTTTACCTCCCCAATATTGGTTAGCTATAGTGCTTTGTACACCATAATAAGCAGTTTCATATAAAATAATATCACCTACTTGTGGTACTACATCGGCATCTACTAAATCATCTCTAAAGAAATAAAAATTGATACCTTGTTCAAATTGTACCCCTTCTCCCGCTTCGGGATACTGTTGATCTCCCCTATCTATTAATATATTGAATAAGAATGGACCATCATAATATTTCTCTTCAGCTGCTTCACCATATATATTAACTTTAGTTTCTTCTAATTTAAATTGATATAAGGCACATTGTTGAGTAATAATATTACCCATCAATTCTCTATTAAATTTTCGCATTAGAGAAACATCTCTAACTTTGGTGAACATTGCCATATTATCCTATAAAAATTGTATATGGAACTTTTTGTAATTCCAACATTTTTGAATCTCCTTCTTTTGCCCTTCTCTCTAGTGAAGCCGCTCTAGATGTTTCATCTAAATAAGTTCTTAATCTTTCTATTAGTGCTGTTTTTTCTGCTGTTGCTGCTGCAATTAAATCTGATTGGTTTAATGTAACTTCAGAATTTGGGATTGGGATATTACCATATTTCCCTCTTACATACCCTAACATTTCTTTAGCTAATGCTAAAGTATATTCAAAAATCCATTGTCTACCTACACTATTTATTTGGTTATAATTTGGGTTACCATAAGGGGTGTTAGAAACATTAGTTACATTACCTGGGGACTGTTGT